AAAAATATATGTGATGTATTGATGAATCAAAAGGTTATTTCTGGAGTTGGTAATTATATCAAGGCAGAATCTTTATGGTATTCACGTATAAATCCACATTCTTTAATAAAAGATTTAACAGACAAAAACCTGATAACTCTTTATAAAGCGATAAGATTTGTAATTAACAAGTCATATAATGAACAAGGAGCAACAATTCAAAGTTACTATACTTTTGATGGTAATAATGGGAATGCTGTTCAAGGTTTTGTTGTTTATGGAAGAAACAAAGACTGTAATGGTCATAATGTAATTAAAGAAACGACGCTCGATAAAAGGACAACACACTGGGTTAGAGAAAGACAAACGATCGGAGCTAAAAAAAGAGATTTTCAATGATAGATTATATACACGACCTGAAAATAGGCGACCTAATTAGATATAATTTTCTTTACTCGAACGAAGAAGAAAAGTTAGGGATAGTCTATAAGATTAAAAAAGATCTAAATTTTTCTGCAATGATTTATGTAATAGGCAATAAGATAACTGATGTTGTGCCTTATAGCATTATGGAGTATAAAGTTCTTGATAGAAAAAATTAAACAACACATAAAAGAAATAGTTAATATATCAATCCAGTATAAGAGTTACAGCTTCATATCTAATTATCAAAACTGCCTTTTGATATGCATTGAAAAAGGAAATTTAAATAAAGACTTGTTGCTTTTTATGACAGAAAAAGGCAGACTTCAGGCTGTTGATTTAGAAGATGAGGATGTATTTGTTAGCGTTACGACAGTATGACGAAAATAAACAGCGATTTTATAAGGTTAAATCAAGACTTTTATTTAGACAAAAACGATATTGGCAAAATGATAAGTGTAATTATTGATTATTCATATTATAATAAACCAAAGAAATATGAAAATTGCTTATTAGTAGGATTATCTCTTAAAGATGGTCTTAGACCCACCGGAATGACCATTTTCTGGGATGGTAAAGTAGAGAATATAACAATACACAAAATAATTGATATACAAGTTAAATATCTAAGTTAGGGAGTTATATGTCATCTTACACAGAAGGACTGGAATCTTCTGATCTTGTAACATTTATGCATAAAGTTTTTAAAAATCAATTTTTAGGACCACGAACAGCACTGGTTTTAGGTAGAGAATATCTTTTTGAGAATAAAACAAAATATGGTATTAAGAAGTTTTTTGACTATAAAATGCTAGATACACAAAGCAATAAAGTGTATAACGTTAAAACAAAAGACATTAAAGTCGTTAAAATTATTAAAGGAAACAATTAATGAGAATAGGCATCACTGGTGAAAAAGGTTTTATTGCAACTAACTTGGCTAATCAAATAGAAAATTATAATCATACTTTTGTATCGTTAGATAAAAGTATTTATTCACAAGATTATATTCGTACAGGAGTAGGAGAAGTTTGTGTATATAGAAATTCTATTGAAGAGTGGTCACAACTACTTTCAGACTTAGAGCTTGACGTTATTGTTCACAATGCAGCCCTAGTAGGTACAGATGTAGTTGCATTAAACCCTGAGCGAGCAATTAATACAAACATATTAGGCACACATGTTCTAACTGAAGCTGCTAATAATACAAACACAACGATCGTATATATTGGAACGACAGTTATTTATGATACATATCAATATCAAGAATCTGATATTTTTGAAGATAGCAAAATATTACCTAGGACAAACTATGCAATTCAAAAATATGCAGGTGAAATGACAGTTAAAAATAACGCTAAAAGCTGGCTCGTCGTGAGACCGCTATTTGCTTACGGCGGAGAAGGTGACATGAACTCTCTTATATCTAAGTCTTTGTTCTGTTTAAAAAACAAAATAAATAGTTTAGATATGTTTTTAAATCCAGAAAAAATAAAAGACTATATGCATGTTGAGGACTTTTGTAGTAGTATAATGGACTTAATTACAAACAATATATTAAACGACGATTTCAATATTACAGCAGAAAACCCACATAATACTTTGGAAATTGTAGAATTAATAGAAGAAGTAACTGGTCTTAATTTAAAGCCTGTAATACAATGGCACCCACAAACTGATTATCTTGGAAATCATAGGTTAAGCAATAAAAAACTTGTAGATACCTTGGGCTTTAGTAGGACAAGAGATTTAAAGGAAGGCATTCGACAATCTTGGCAATCAATTAAAGATTCAAATATCTACTTTTATAATCCTTTAAAATATTTAGATCAAGCTAAAGAGCAAGATATCGATCTAAAACAATTCTTTCCTAAGTAGTTTACTCAGGGTTTTAACCCTAAGACATACTTATTTTAAAAGGAGTAAGTATGTCAAGAACATCAACCCAAGTCACATTAATTTGTGAATGTTGTAAAAAAGAATACAAGAAGCCCGCTTCAAGAGCAAAAACATCTAAATATTGTTCTAAAGAGTGCAAAAACAAATCAAGCGTCAAATACGAAATAAAACAATGTGAAGTTTGTGGAATTGAATTTAAGTCTAAACGCGGAAAGACTTATTGCTCTAGAGCTTGTTATTTAAAAAAGAATAAAAAAGAAAGAGTTAATCTTAAATGTGAATATTGTGCAATAGAATATCAAAGACCTAAAGGCAGAGAAACAAAGTATTGTGGTAAGGAATGTCAAAACAAGGCACAAAGCAGTGGTCTTCATGAAATACCTTCTAACGGCAGACTAGGATTTAGGTATGATTTACCTTCAAATTATTTCTTTAAATCATCTTTAGAAGCAGACTATGCAAGGTGGTGTGAAGCTACAAATAAGCCATATATATATGAGCACAAAACATTTACAGTTCAATATGACGGAAGAGACAAACAATACACACCGGACTTTTATCATCCTGACACTGGTAAATATGTAGAGTTGAAGGCAATACGTCGAGACAGGAAGTTTAATTCAAATCTCTTAGCTGCTGACATTCTAAAACAGCAGGGTGTAAACATTGATGTTTTGCTAATGCATGAGTTTTATACTCAGATTAAACAGAGCAATCATTATTGGAATATAGACAATATAGAAAATAAAAATTACAATGGAACAAAACATCTTATATACCTCAAAAAGTCTTCAAAGTAAAGGATTTGCAGCACTAACAACAGTTTTACTAGCTGCTGTCTTGGCTAGCATTTCTTTAATAGTAATTCAATATGGAAGAATATCTTTAAACATATCTTACGAAAAACAGCTGCTCGATACGTGTAGTATTGACGCAGGAGAAGGCATAAGAAATTCAAATGACATTGAAACAATTTGTTCGAGTAATACTTTAAACCAATGTGCAATAATTCTTGATTCACCAGAGCCAGACTTTTCTTGTGAAGACTTAGGACTCGAATGTAATGCTGAAGATTTGTGTAAGAGAAGATTTAAAATTACATCCACATATGATCCAGGAAGAGGATATGTCTCTAAAGAAAACATCTTAGAGGTAAACGAAGAAGTTCATGACATTGAGTTAATAGACACAGCTGTTATACTTTTGCTAGACTTTAGCGGCTCTATGCAAGGAAATAGAATAAATCAGCTAAAAACTACTGCAAGGCAATTTGTAAATGCTGACTATAATTTAAACTATTCAGTAGTTCTTTACAACGACAATGTTATAATAGAAACTCCTATTGGAAAAGGTCAGCAACACAAATTAAACGTATTGTCTATTTTAAATACTTACAACGCTGGAGGAGGAACTAATTTTCTTTCCCCTTTAAATAGCGCTCTATCTAAAATTAGAAATACTGATTATGAATCTTATTATATTATTCTAATTAGTGACGGATCGCCCAATGAAGGCATTGATCCTTCTCGAGACTTTGTGCAAAATAATATTTTCAGTATTAATCCAGATAATTGCAGACAAACAACTGTTCAAAATCCTTGTATAACAACGTATACGCTAGGTGTAGACAATGCAAACGTTGCTGCTTTACAAAGTGTCAGTGGTAACGTGTTGAATCAAAACTCAATTGACTATAACTATATTGTTAATACACAACAAGTTAATGGTGCATTCAACGCGATTATTGAAGAGATAATGTGTAAGATTGGTCCAGTACTAGCAGATTACCCAGCAAATATATTTAATGGTTTGACTCTTCTGGAAGAAAATATTGATTATACATACAACGATGAAGAAAAAATATTTAAATTCTACGATGTAGCACCTTTTTATGCATGCACTGAAATGTTGAGTAGCAATGCACAAATTACTTTGCGATGGGGAAAGACTAAAATAAATGTCAGATAAACATAAAGAAGAAATACGATTTGTATCACAGTTAAAAGAAGGAGATATGATTGATATATTTTATTACGGTAAAAAAATAAAGAATAACTGCTTAATTGTAGAGATTATTCAAGACCACTATTTTATAAAAGGTTTGCTTGTTTATCTAAATGGAACTTCTAGAGAAACGATTGACTTGGAAAATCAAGACGGGCTGTGGGTTGCTAAGGCTGGAGCTTAGCCTATTCCATGCTTTGATGCATTCTTTAAATAATTGTATGCTCTTGGTAATTTTTTCTTAAGATTTTCTCCGCCAGGATAATACTCTAAGTAAGGCAAGCCATCTTTAATTAAATCAAACTTTTTAGGTTCATCATCTTCGTCGTAGTCCTCTTCCTCAATCATCTCATCAGACTCTCTCTCATATTCCAAAACTGTTGACAGCATGTTGATTTCTTCTTCTAGCGTAATGTTCATTGCATCTAAAATTTCTCTGCTAAAGTTTTTATTATTAATTAAACTAACTGTGCAATACACTATCCAAGTGTCTATACCATGTTCA